ATTAGTAGCCACAGTAGCAGCCCAGACTAAAAAAGGATTTGCTTCCTGTGATGCAGGACTTAAATGGTTTACTAAAAAAGGAAAGACTGTGCCAGTTGGTAAGGCGCAGGCTGGGGACATAGTTTTCTTCCAGTTCGATGCAGATGCACAGGCTGACCACGTCGGCATATGTGCTAGCAACGATGGTAAGAAATACCTTATGGTCTATGAGGGTAATACCTCTGGGGATAATAAGGGTAGCCAGTCAAACGGAGATGGTGTATATCTAAAGAAACGTGCCTACTCCCTAGTAATGGGTGTTGCTCGCCCTTAAAGGACAAATATGAATACAACTAAAGTAAAAGCAATTGTAATCTCCTATGCACGTGCAGCATTTGCTGCTGTGCTTGCTCTATACCTTGCTGGTAATACAGATATCAAGGCATTAGCAACAGCAGGAGTTGCAGCAGTAGCAGGACCTCTTCTTAAGGCTTTGGACTCCTCAGCCACAGAATTTGGTCGTGGTAGTAACTAAGTATATACCCCTAATTGGGCTTTAAAGGCCCATTAGAGACACAAAGAACCCCCAACCTAGTAGAGATACTGGGAAGGGGGTTTTTTGTCATTTCTTTTGCACCCATAATTGCTGGTTGTCACCAATAATTTCAAGTTCTAACTGCTTGGCCCAACAAAAAAAGTTGATTGCTGACTTAGGTTCATACAGTGCTCCTTTTTCGTGGGTCCAGGTATAGTCATCAAACGCCATAATACCACCAACCTTTAGATGTTGCCAAGCCATTACTGCGTCATCTAGGACATCTGAGGCGGTATGGCCTGCATCTACATAAATGAAATCATACCACCAGTTACCCTCATCTTCGTGGACGTTTAGAAAATGGTTGGTAGATGTTCTATTAGGAAATACGTTATTGTAATCTTTTATTCTATGAAGATAACTTTTCCATACACCCTCAAAGTTTATCTCGTTATGGACATCTTCTGTGGGTGAGCCAAGCCAAGTGTCAACATCGGTAAGTTCTGATGTCTCGTCAGTTAATACATTATCTAACATCCATATACTTGCATCTCCATTAAACACCCCAAGTTGTAGGAACTGTAGGTCAGGCTTACCCTTGAATTGAGATAAATGAAGTTCAAAGTTTCCTTTAGCGTGCTCATTAAACCAATTAGGATAGGTAGTTGTATCTTCCATAGTTATACTCCTAGTTATATATTATAGACCCCTACGGGGTCTTATATAGTATTATATACCTAAGTATACACCTAGGAATACCAATTGATGGTAGGCACTTTATCCTGCCTACCTACGATGGCTATTGCCTATGATATACTACTGCTATGACTATTGAATTGGGTGAATACACCTTACCAGAACATATATCTTACTCCGCATTTACCACCTTTATCGACTGTGGCTACCAGTATTATCTAGGTCGACTGTTACAATTACCTGAGGCACCATCTGTATGGTCAGTGGGTGGCTCATCATTTCATACCGCTACTGAGTTGTGGGATTTGGAGAACCTATGATTAGTATAGTTAATGAAGAGGGTGGTATCACCACTATGCAGTGGGAGACTTACAACACCATTATGCGTGAGCGATATGAGGATGGATTAAGAGAAACTTGGAACGTTGCTATTGGTTCTATCAATTCACTCATTGATAAGACAGTAGATGAGACTGAACTTGCTGGATTGCAACACGCTAAACTAGCCCTTAGGGAGGCAATAAGTGCTCACCGCTCAAAGTCTATGGGATAAAGCGTGGACCAAAGAAGCAGAGGGTGTTGACTTAACCTTTGCTCGTGTTGGTGGTAGAACATCTAAAGCATTTCCTAATAGAGAGAACATAGATTTCTGGCAACAGACAGGACCTGAATGGGTTCAGTCTTATATTGATTGGCGCAAGGCTAATCATAACTGGAAGATTTGGCATACTCCTGAAGGCGCACCCGCTGTAGAGTTGGGGTTAACTCCTATTTTTGCTGGTGTACCAGTGAAGATGGTTCTAGATAGAGTGTTTGAAGTCGATGGTGAGTTGGTCGTGGTTGACCTCAAGACTTCACAACAAACCCCAACTTCTACTTTACAACTTGGCTTCTATAAGTTAGGACTTAAACAAGTCTTGGGTGTAGATGTTAAATATGGTGCATACTGGATGGCTAGGCAAGAGGGTACCTCTGCTATGGTTGATCTAACTAGTTACACTGAGGAAAAACTTGAGTACTTAGTTAGTAATTTTGACAAGGCACGCAAGGCTGGTATATTTATTCCTAATACAAACAACTGCAATCGTTGTGGACTTACAGAATACTGTCAGTTCACTTCGAAGAAATGAGAAAAACAATGGCAAACGAAGACTGGAAACTACAAGTTTCCTACAAGACACCATCAGGTGATATGATAAACGTACGTGCTAATACTGCTGATGAACTATCAGTATTGTTAGAAGGCGTAGGAGATTACTCTCCACAAATTGCTGCTACTCAGCAAAAGATAGTGGGTTCATACGCACTAAACCCGTCCTCAACATCGAGTTCCACTACAAGCACAAGGCCCTCGAGTTACTCCGCTCCAACCCCAGTCTCAGCAGTATCAGGTACAGCGTCACCCGTATGCAAGCACGGGTCCCGTATATGGCGAGAGGGAATAAGCAAGGCTAGTGGTAAACCGTATGCGTTCTGGTCTTGTCCTTCACCGCAAGGAACACCTGACCAATGCAAGCCAGTAAACTAAAAGACTGGCATAAATCTTTTTTCGGAACTAGAAAGGAACCAGGATGCGTACACTTGTCAGATCAGTTGGTCGTGCCAGTATTGGTGGGGAACCATTACCATCTTGCTTTAAGGCATTTGAATCAAACAAGATCATCATCCGTCGCTCTGAAGTTTCTATGTTCGCAGCAGCACCAGGAGTGGGAAAGTCCACACTAGCATTAGCATTAGCGCTAAAGATGAAAGTGCCAACACTTTATATCTCAGCAGATACCAATGCTCATACTATGGCTATGCGATTAGCATCTATGATTTCTGGAAAAAACCAAACAGATGTAGAGGGGATGTTACATTCTGATGTTGGTTGGACTAAGGCTACTCTATCCAAGAGTAGCCATATAGTCTGGTCATTTGAATCAGCACCAACACTACAAGATATTGATGAAGAAGTTCAAGCCTTTGAAGAACTATGGGGTTGTTCTCCTACACTTATCATAGTAGATAACTTAATGGATGTAGCCACAGATGGTGGCGAAGAGTTCGCTTCAATGCGTGCTATTATGAAGGAGTTAAAATATCTTGCTCGTGCTACTAATTCGGCTGTTGTCGTTCTTCATCACACTAGTGAGGCTGTGCTTGGGTCACCGTGTCAGCCACGCTCTGCTATCCAAGGTAAAGTGGCCCAACTTCCAGCGCTTATATGTACACTTGGTGTTGTCGGAACTTCAATGGGTGTTGCTCCAGTCAAGAACAGATACGGAAGAGCAGACGCAGGTGGTGGACTAATGACTTGGATTGCATTCAACCCTGAGTATATGTTTGTTGATGACATTCCAGAGAACCATTAGTATGCCTACCAAAGATATAGGTAGAAGATCTGTTACCATTGGGCTTAATACTATCCATTGTTTTGGTGTAGGCTATGAAAGATATCCTATTGTAGAGTGGACTGAAGAACCATTTGCTCCAGTTTGTGCTTGGATAAATAGATTTGATTTTTTCTTTTTCTTTATTAACTTTACTAAGTATCCTAAGGTGGACTGGCGTGAGTAGTTATGGTAAACGCAAGGGTGCTACCTTTGAGACGAGTGTAGTTAAGTGGTTACGCTCCAAGGATATACTAGCCGAGAGACTAACTAAGGCTGGTGCTAAAGATGAGGGTGATGTAGTTGCTTTCTTAGATGGAGCAGCAAACATACTAGAGTTAAAGGCAACAAAGAAGTTAGACTTACCACAGTTCTGGCGTGAGGCTGAGGTTGAGGCAGAGAATTATGCTAAGGCTAGAGGATTAAAAGAAGTACCATATAAATTTGTAGTAGTTAAACGTAGACAGGCAGGCATAGACAAGGCTTGGGTGGTGGAAGATTTTGAACAATGGATTAAGAGGGCAGGCAAATGACTTACCAAGTATCAAAGAAATACTTATACACTACGGAGCACAAGTCCGACAAGGAAACGGGCAAGTTAATCTCAAGTGTCCTTTCCACTCCGACACTCACCAATCAGGAAGCGCTAATCTCAACAATAACATATACATATGCTTTGCCTGTGGAGTCCAAGGTAACAGTTTACAAATTGTCGCACAGCAAGAGAGGGTAGATATACGTGAAGCAAAGTCAATCGCAGAAAGAATTACTGGGACAGGCAGTTCAGAAGTACGCGGCAAACATTTATCAGGCAGAAGATTACCTGCGAAGCAGGGGAATAACAATGGAAGCAGCACGTCTGGCTCGATTCGGCGTAGTAGGGGAGCCTGAAATTGGACACGAACAATTCCAAGGAAGATTATCTATACCGTATATTACAAAGAGTGGCGTAGTTGATTTAAGATTTAGATCTCTTAACCCAGCAGTCGAACCTAAGTATATGGGTATGACTGGGGCTGAGACCAAGATGTATAATGTATTAGATATAGAACGAGCAGGCGATTTTATAGGAGTGTGTGAAGGTGAATTGGATACAGTTACTTTGTCTAGTTGCGTGGGTATTCCTTGTGTCGGTGTACCTGGTGCCAACAGTTGGAAGAAACATTATACAAGATTACTCGCAGACTTTGAAAGAGTATATGTATTTGCAGATGGAGATCAACCAGGCAAAGAGTTTGCCAATAGTCTCGCAAGGGAGTTGCCCGTCACTATCGTGCAGTTGCCAGACGGAGAAGATGTGAACAGTGCATATGTAAAGTATGGCTCTGATTACATTAGAGATAGGGCTGGATTAAATGGATAGAAGCATACCACCTTGCCCTGAATGTGGCGAGCATTTTGAAAATGTATTCCAAGCAACAGATCATTTGCTGGAAGATGATGAAGAGTTTGACCCAGCATTAATGTTGCCCAATGGGGCTAAGTTAATGATAGGTTCTTTACTTAGGTGTCTGTATAAATATGCAGACAAACCAGATCAGTTAAGAACTATAACCCAGTCTACATATATGACATTGTTTACGGCAGAGACTCAGCCCGAAGCAATCAAAGATATAGTAGAAGAGATGATAATCGAATCACAGATGATGGAAATAGATAATGAACTCAAGCAACTACTGGAAGAGGGGAAGTGAAGAATGGCAGATTATAATCCACTTGGAGGAACAAGGTTTCCATATAAGTCAAGTGCAGAAGATGGATGGGAGACTCGTAGTTACCCTGACAGTGCCTCTTTTGAGTCAGCAGTTGGAGCAACATACCAAGAACTATTAGATCTATTGTTAACTAAACATAAGGATTACGGCCCAAAGAATATTGCTGACGCACCTGGTGGTGCCATCAATGGACTGCGTGTGCGTATGCACGATAAGTTAGCACGCATAAATAACTTATATGAATATATGGAAGACACTAACGGGTTTCAACCACAGCACGAATCCATTGAAGATTCCTTCAAGGATATGGCAAACTATGCAATCATAGGGTTGCTAGTACTGAGAGGACAGTGGAACAAATGATAGTAGCGGGACCTGCACTAATAGAAGGAACAGTTAAAACTGACGCTGGCAAAAAACTTTACAAAGAAGTAGAAGAAAAATTTCCAGTTGAGTTGTGGACAACTGTGTTAAAGGGTATATGGGAAATAGAAAAAGAGTTAGAAGGAACTGAATGAAAATTATAGTCTGCGTATCTGACTTGCAGGTACCGTACCACGATAGGAAGGCAGTCTCAGCGCTGTCTAATTTCATAAAGAAATATAAACCTGACGAGGTGGTATCTGTTGGGGATGAGATGGATATGCAGACTATCTCAAAATGGAGTAAAGGCACCGATCTTGAACACGAGAAGTCTATTGCTAGAGATAGAGATGAGACTCATCGTGTGCTTGAATCATTAAAGATTAAGCATATGATTAGAAGTAATCATACTGATAGATTATTTAATACAATTAGAATGAGAGCGCCAGGACTTGCTGGCTTACCTGAGTTAGAGTTAAAGAACTTCTTAAGACTTGATGACTTAGGTATTACATATCACGAGAAGCCATATGAATTAGCACCGAACTGGTTGCTATTGCACGGCGACGAGGGTAATGTGCAACCTACTGCTGGTGCTACTGCACTCGGGTTAGCCAAACGTGCTGGTATGTCTGTTGTGTGTGGTCATACGCATCGTGCTGGCTTGACACATTACACTCAGTCGTATTTCGGTGGCACACCTAAGACTGTATGGGGATTAGAGACTGGTTGCTTAATGGACTTTAAGTTCGCTAAGTATATTAGAGGTGGCTTGTTCACTTGGCACAAAGGTTTCGGTGTATTATATGTTGATGGGAATAAAGTTACACCACAATTAGTTCCAGTTAATATGGATGGTTCATTCGTATTCGACAAGAAGGTGTGGAAGTAATTGGACTGGGATAGCATTGAAAAGTGGGACTACATTGTAATAGCGGTTGCTTCTGAATACCATAGGAAATTTTCTATGGTAGAGTTAGAGGACATAAAGCAATCGCTATATCAATGGTTCACCGAGCACCCAAATAAACTTAAAGACTGGGAAGCAATAGGTGAAAGAGATGCGAAGAATCTTATCTATCGTTCACTTCGTAACGATGCATTAGATTATTGTCAACGATGGAAAGCAAAGTCTGTTGGCTATGACATCACCGACTTACATTATTATGAATCGGAAATGGTTGAAGCATTACTACCACCAGTATTGCGTGGTGAGTATGGTGTTACACATAAACTAAATCTTGGTAGACCAGGTAGACCATCTGCTCCTGCCGAAGGTGGCAACCTAACTATAATGATGTTAGAGGTTGACGCAGGCTATTGGAAGTTAAACAAAGAAGATAGAAGGATTATATTCTTACGCTTCGCAGAGAACTTAGACTTCGGCGAGATAGCAAACTACTTAGAACTTGGTACTGATAGTGCTGCACGAATGAGACTTAAGCGTGCCATTCGTAGGCTTATCAATAAGATAGGTGGCTACAAACCTTACAATGATACTGACTCACCCGATGAAGATGAAACCAAAGAAGATACTGTAGAACAAAGCAACCAAGAGTCCGATAAGGAAAGTGGGGACAATGATGGGAGCGAACAAGATTAATAATTTAATCAGCCTCAGGCTCACTCCATACATCCTCTCCATCAAACCATAGATCGCTATCGTTCATAGCAAAATCTTCTATCTCTTCGTCGTCATAGAACTCAGGAAATAATTTCTTACCCTTAGAAATGGGCAGGAAACCTACGGTTTTAACTACTTTTTCGATGTCTTCGAACTCGGTAGTCTTAGGTAGATTATCTTTATCTTCCCAAATAATTTTGATAGTATCAAGGTTGAACTCCCATATACCATCAGGTGTTGAACAGATATACATCGGTGTCTTGCCACTTACATTAGCCTGTTCAATTACAGTATCATACTTATATTTTTCTATAAGCAAGTCATCATAGTGTGTATGCCTACACTTTAATTCTATATATAAATCTTCACGCTCTGATACACAATCAAAGTTAGAATACTCATCGCTAACCATAGTTAGGTCAGGATAGTATTCATCTCTAAGCATACTAAAGAGTTGTTCTTCGTTCATTATCCTCCAGTTGAATAGAACCCTGTCCCTTTGAAGTGAACTGGGTTGGCTTGGTATTCTCTTGTCATCTCTCTCTTACATTGCGGACACTCGACCAAGTCATCTCGTTCATCAACGCTACGACTTACTTCTGTTAGTGTCTTATCGTCAGGACATCTGTATGAATAGGTTGGCATTACATTTCCTCACTATCTTCTGGTGTTGGTGCTGTTGCAAGAGTGCCACATAAAGCACACTCCATATCTAAGAAGTACATATCAATCTCACCAGTCTCATCATCGAACACAGTCTTTAAGTTCCATATATTACAACCACAAGGACAGACAGTAGTGGCTCTACCTCTGATATCCATAGCGGATTTGTAATCAGGTTTAAGTTCTGTTATATGTTTACGATCTTTGATTAGTAGTATCCCTTCTTAGTAAAGAACTTCCACGCCTCGCAAGGGGTATGATACCTATTATAGATATAAGATAACCCGCGATCTATTTGCTTTGGCGCTGGTGTTTTAGGGTCAAGCCCTAACAATTGTGGAATACCTCCAGCATTTTTACCCATAACTTTTACTTTGTTGTAAGCATTGGGTCTCCAATTACTTTCTTTAGTCCACAATTTGTTAAGGCATTCCCATTGTTTATACTGCCACTCATAGAGTTTATCCTGAGCATAGGCTTTGCTATCCATTACTGTCCAACCTTCCTCAACAACTTCTCCTGTTGGATTAGGTTGGTTAACGGGTGTAGCAAATCGGATACCCACTATGAGCAGTAAGCCCATAATAAGTGTCAGTATAAATCCTCGTTTCACTTTATATCTCCTCTGCTTCTACATCTGTGCCTAATGGCATATCAAATTCTGATACTTCCCACTCTTGATATGGTGCTTCTATTGCTAAGTTAATTGCTGTATCTATATCATACTCTGATACATAATACACTAGTGTAGCACGCACCGCATTAACTGTAATCTTATACTGTTTAATTTCCACTTATTCCCCTCTCTTTCATAGCACGCCTAACCTTGCGAGCAAACATTAACTTCTGTTTGTTAGCAGAGTTCTTCATTGACCTACCTGCTGTAAGTAATCGTTCTCCTGCCATAGTGCCACCATATATACCGAAGTATAATTGATGACCACGATTACCTATCTCTAAACAGTTATCCTTAGCAGGACAACCCCTACATACTGATAGAGCAACGATAGCCTTATCTACTTCTGCTTGTGCTGCCGTTGAATTTGTATTGACGCTACTATTAGGGTCGGTTAAATCAACCTCACCTGCGAACCATAAGTCAGGGTCGTCGTGTCTCACACATAGACCATTACTTATATCCAAATCTTTATCATCAGACATATATAAATCTATCATACCTTTAGCCATCAGTTGTGTATCCCATACTCAAAGCATATACGACTGACTGCTGAACTTAACTCTGTTGTCATCTGTTTAATCTCCTCATCTGATAGGTGTTCTGTATCTTGCTTCCTAATATATGAAGTCCAAGTATAATTCTCTAGCATAGTGTCCTCTCTATGTTGGTGTAGGTGGGGCAATAACCCCACCCACAATTAACTAGTTTATTATGGGCGGAATACTACTGAAGTATAACCTTCTAGGCGTGAGTGCTTGGCGATTAAGCCCTTCTCACCAGTCAAGTGTTGATACTTGCCGTTACCTAGTGATACCCACATAGACTTAGGCTTGAACCTAGACTGTGTTGGTAGTGCTTTTAGGATAGTGCCTTTAGGTTCATACCCATTGACGCTATCTACATCAAACTGAACAGTAGCAAGTTCATCTGCCAAGTCAGCAAGTGTTAGTGATATGCTAGCCAAGTAGTCCTCTACTTGTATAGTCGTGGTTGTCATTGTGTTACCTTTCATTGTTATCCGCTTGGCAATTTACCAAGTGGTATCTGTTGGTATCGATAGTGATTATATCACTACCAATTCTAGAAGTCAAGTGGCTCTTTACTATACCACTTGTTGTCAATAAATCCATACTCATCTCTTATCATACCCTTAGCATTAGGGTTGTAGCATAGGCAGTCTAAGAACTGTGCGCTACAATCAAAGCAACACTCACACATCAAGCAGTAGAGTTCGCTATCCCATAAATCTATTAACGCATTACAATTAGGACACTCGAACTTGTTTTCCTCATACGCAGTAGGTTCGAAGTGCTTGTCTGCTACTACTATATCATACACACTAGCCTCATACTTGTAAGTCGGGGTAGCCTTGTGTGAATTATTACTCCACCATATACCATTGTTGTCCCAACTACCAGCACTCTCGTTGATAATATACATCTTGTATTGTGCGCTAGGGTCATTGGTCATAACTGCTACCTTACTACCGCTAGCCCACGAACTCATCATATCATATAGATAGTCATCATCTAACGCAGACACACCGCCTAGTCGTGGCAGTAATTCCTCTGCTAAGATACGAGTATCGCTACGCTTATCATCTTTAGGTATTAGAATATCTAACACGCCATTGTGCGCTAAGTAAGTATCGTGCTCACCTGCTACCTTAAATGGGTGGCAGTTAAGTTCGTTCTTAACTCCGTGAGTAGCATACCTAGCGTGCCACATAGCATAGCCATTAGGATACTGCTCTCTAAGTTCTAAGAACCTAGCGATAGACTTCTTAGCAGACATACTGCGCTCAGATATAATACCCTCGCCAGTATCTATCGCAAAGCCAAAGCCGTGTGGGTTCTTACACGCACCCTGCTTTAGTTCATCTTTACTTGGTGTGGAATTAGGATTACACACCACTAGCAAACACATACTTAACCCCCTTACGCATTGACTAACTCTTTACTATTTAGAACTAACTTATCCACTCTACTCATACGCATATAGAGTTCAGGATACCTGCCGTTGTTGGCTTGTATCCAATCAGCGAACCACTCCCAACTTAACGCACCCATTTTAACATCAGATAGGGTCAAGTCCCTTGTGTATTCTACTGTTGCGTGTGCTAATTGTATAGCACTAAGAACACTACTAGGGTTCATAGTTCCTCTAAAGAACCTGAGTTCTAGCGTGTGTTCGTTCTGCGTATTTACCGCAGAATATCTCTCGGTCATAGCCCTACTAGGGTGTGCGACCTTGTTTGCTAGCGTGAAGTATGGTCGGTCATACTCATCATACTGCCACACATCACTAAACTTAGCATAGGTAGAACTTCTACCGCCTAACTTCATCATCTTATCTGAGTTCTTGTAGATAAGGGATAAGAACCTGTGAGTGTGTGCGCCACCCTTAAACCCTGCCCTGCTTATATGGATATGAAGTCCGCAACTCTTAGCGTCCCAACTCCTAGCAGTATGAACCTTGCGTAGATAGTCTAGCGTAGCCCATAAGTTCTTATGGTCAGCGAAGTAATCTAAGGTAGCAGGGTGGGATACTAACTCAAACCCACGATAACCACCGCCACTTATACTACTATCCTCTTTAAGATAGGTAAAGTCGCCTAACATCTCTATTACATAACTAGCACTATCCTCTAAATTATTATCTCTAATCTCCATCTCTAATTCTATACCGAAGTATAGTTTATTCTTATCATCACCATAGAATACTGGGTCGGGCTTGTAAGAGTATTGGTTAATTAACCTACCACCACCACAATCCTCGCACTCACTTCTAGTATAATGGTCGCACTCATCACACCAATTAGCATTACTCTGACAACAACCTTCACACCAATAGACACCAATATCAGCAACCTCATAACTACTATCGTTATCTGAGTAGGTTTCCTCACAACTCTCACACCAGAAGGTATAGTTATCAGAGCATACTTCACAATAAGTTCCATATCCATTTACATATCTACTGTTATCAGCGTAGTCATATTCCTCGCAACGCTCACACCATATACGGCAATCCTCGCACAATAACTCAACATTACGATTAGTAACTAAGTCATCAGGCTTATGCTCGGTATTACAATTATGGCAAGGAATTAGCCCTGTATCCTCTAAATCCTCAGACATAATCACTCTCCAATTCTACTAGATAACCCCACTTTAGCAGGGTATCGTTAGCATAGCAAGCGTGGCAGAGTAGTATATCATCTCCGATATACCCCTCAGATACCATAGCAACGCTACACTCTAGGCAGTTCATATCTAACTCCTTACCTTTCCTGATACTTCGATTATTATATCACTAATCTTATTCTTTAGCAAGTCAGCAGATAAAGCCATACCCTTAAAGTCGCCTCTATCATACCAGTTCGCTTGCGTTCTAAGAGAAGTCCTAATCAGTTCTAGTTCATCTCTAGTAAGTTCTACCACTATGTTATCCACGATTACTTACGCTCTCGGAATAACTTTATACTTCTTAGGGTGATAGCCACCACCGCTAACATAATTAGCGTTCTATGGGGTAGCCATATCTCACCGAAGTAAGTGCTTAGGTAGGTAGCAACGCTATCCACGCTAAACTCTTGGATTATCTCCATTACTCTCCTTCTCTTTACAAGGGCAGGGCGGGTAAGAACCTAGATTAAGTCTGCCACACTTAGGGCAAACTACGAACCCTTTACTTACCATATCCTATCTCCTTGCTTATACCTAAGTATAGCATACTCAGGGCTACAAGTCAAGTTCTGACTTATGGCGTGTCCTAGTAGGGTATCGAACCCTAAGCATACCGAACCTATCGGCTAGGACTATCTTACAATTATAGGTAATTATCGGCAGGTTTAGCCAACAATTTAGCCATTACTTCTAAGCGTTCTTGCGCCTTAATCTTGCGTAGTTCTAACTCGGTTAAGGGTTTAAGGGTAGCAGGTTTAGGCTTAGCGTTCTTAATAGTTCGCCTTGCCAGTTTAACCGCTTGACTATCCTCGATAGCCACGATTAAATTACCTTCACGATCACGCACCTCTAGATTAGAGAACCGCTTAGAGCGTGAACCTAACCACGCCTTGCTAACTCTCACATCTCTAGGGGGTGTGATTATGCTACCCATAACCCCGAAGGGATTATAGGACACGATCTTACCTCTCTAGTCGGGGCTTGATTAGATAGTGAGTAAGTCGCTAAGATCACCCGATCAGCGCACCCGCCGATACTACTAGGGGTGAAAGCCCACCGACCTACTTACTACCTAATCAAACCTTTATTTAGTTATTAAGAGTATCTTACACGACTTAATCTAATAAGTCAAGTCCGACACGCCCTAACTTCTAAACTTCTTTATTTAGTTATATCGGGTCAAGTTCTAACCTGATAAGAGAATACTACCACGCCTAATTCTAGAAGTCAAGTCGTGTCGGTGTGATATACCTCACACCATATTAGGGCGGGATTATACTACACGCCTAAGAATAAGTCAAGCAGTTTAGATGTGGTGTCCATCACACTATAAGTAATTAGGACAATAGGGGCGAATAGGATATATGGTATTTATTAGGGCAGATAGTCATCAACCCCGCATTTAAGACATAAGGGTATAAACTACACCATATAGGACAATAAGGACTAATCGGACATATAGTATGGGTAGTATTATATGTCAATAAGTCTATAAGTCGATATGTCGATATTTGGGGTGGGGTGTGTTAATTCGCTTGTGGGGGGCATATATAGTATCCAACAATAATTTTCTGTTATATTAGCCCCCCTATATATACAAACTAGTACAAATCGGACATTATAAAAAATATATCACCCTAAGTTGTTCGCTTTTCAGTTATTCACAGGTTATCTATATATGTAATATAAATTAATATATAGGGAGTTGTCTCCCTTTAATTCCGACAACTCTTATATATAACAGTATATATAATAATATATATAATGGGTGTATTATGCCCGTTTATACTTACCGTTAAATAACCGTTTTTAGGGGTGCTATGGGACGCAAGCCAGGGGTGCAGTCGATACCCAAAGATGTAGCACAAAAGCAAGTCTTAGAAATCTTATCTCAAGGTTCCACCATCACCGACGCTATGCTAGCCGTAGGTCGCAACGAGGTTACCTTCCGCCAGTGGTCAATGCAAGACCCTGACTTCAAGGCTGAGGCTGATAAAGCACGCCTTGCTGGTAAAGGCATTAAGACTGATATGGCTACCCTGAAGGATATCTCCTTTGAGGATTTCTCTGAGCAATTCCTAGACACCAAACTTTTTGAACATCATAAAGACTGGGTAGATCTGATTGAAGGCCGAGAGCCTAGATGGATCCATCCCTCTATGACTTATGAACCTGCGGCCAACAACCGCGTTCTTATTAACGTACCACCTGAACACGCTAAGTCCACAGTTATTACAATCAACTATGTAACCTATCGTATAGCCACTGACCCCAATGTTAGAATCATTATAGTTTCTAAAACCCAGGGTATGGCTAGAAAATTTTTATCTGCTATCAAAACAAGAATGAGCCATCCTAACTGGACCAAACTCCAAATGAGTTTTGGACCTAATGGTGGCTACAAGGCAGATTCGCAGACTTGGTCTGCTGATATGATTTACTTAGGTACTGGACGCGACTCTGGCGAAAAGGACCCTACAGTACAGGCTTTAGGATTTGGGTCACAGATTTACGGTGCTCGCGCCGACCTGATTATCCTAGATGATGTGGTGATGAACTCAAATTCTCACGAGTGGGAAAAGCAAATTGAATGGCTTCAAAAAGAAGTCATCACCCGTTTGGGACGGCACGGAAAACTACTTATTGTAGGAACCCGTGTCGCTCCTATTGATTTATATAAAATGATCCGAGATGGCGACCAATGGACAGGTGGCAAATCTCCGTTCACTTACTTCTCTCAACCAGCAGTATTAGAGTTTGATGAGAAGCCAGCAAATTGGAAAACATTATGGCCCTGGACTGATAGGGCTGAAGGCGACGTAGATGAAGCAAATGCAGAGGGACTATACCCTAAGTGGGATGGACCCTCGCTCTTTACTCGAAGGTCTGAGGTTGCTCCGTCAATCTGGGCTATGGTCTACCAACAAGAAGACATTGTCCAAGACTCCATCTTCCCACCATCAGCAATTGCAGGAAGTGTTAACGGAATGCGAAAACGCGGACCTCTTAAAGTTGGAACAGCAGGCCATCCAAGCCACGTTGACGGCGCTTATACTGTAATTGGTTTTGACCCTGCAGTATCTGGAAGATCTGCTTTTGTAGCAGTTACTTACAATAAGGCTGATTCAAAAATTTATGTTTTAGACTGCGTCAATATGGTTGATCCTTCCCCACAAAAAGAACGTGCTCTTATTGAAGAGTGGGTTGAAAGATACAAGCCTCAAGAATTTAGAGTTGAAATTAACGCTCATCAAAAAGCGTATCAGATGGATACCGACTTAGTTCAGTTTCTAGCCATAAATGGATGTAAATTAAATCCGCATTATACTGGTAAGAACAAGTGGGATACATCGTTTGGTGTAGCCTCTATGTCTGCCTTGTTTGGCAGCCTGAGGGACGGCAGATTTCAAGATAATAATATAATAGAACTTCCATCCAATGAAGGTTCAGAGGGATTGAAGTCACTGGTTCAACAGTTAATTACTTGGAAACCAGACACTAAAAATCCGACTGACTGTGTGATGGCATTATGGTTTGCTATTATTAGAGTCCGAGAATTAATGCAACAATCATCTTTTGCTACTAAATATCAAAGTAATCGATGGGCTACAAGACGACAAAAAGAATCAAGGTATGGAATTAATTTAGATGAGGCCTTTGCTGAGCAATGGTCTGAAACTTATAGTTAGGATATAAATGGCTCTATCAGTTGAGAATATCGCAGCACGAGTTCAGTCACTCAAGTATCGTGCCTCAGAACGCGATGCACGTGCTGGCGACGTACTCTCTGTTCGTCAAGGTAAAATATCAGAAGTTTACCCTGACTTTTTTCCAGAGGGCGTAGACACCAACGTAGTTGCAAACTTTATTGATATTGTTGCTAGAGACCTTTCAGAGGTGATGGCACCCCTTCCTACAGTTAACTGCTCATCTGCTAGCCAGGTCAATGATCGTGCTCGTAGATTTGCTGACAACCGTACTCGCATTGCTTCTAACTATTTTAACCATTCTGACTTACAGGTCTCTATGTACACAGGGGCAGACTACTATGTAACATACGGTTTCCTCCCATTCATTATTGAATTGGATGAGGAATCAAAGATGCCACGCATCCGTGTAGAAAACCCAAGGATGGCTTATCCTGAATTTGATCGCTACGGACGATGTATAGCATTTGCAAAAATATACACACTTACACTTGGTGAACTTGTATCACAATTCCCTGAATATGAAGTTCAGTTGCTAGGCAAAACAGGATTCAAGCAAGATGTTAATGGCTTAATAGAAATAGTTCGTTACTATGATAAAGATCAATCTGTAGTTTATATTCCAAGCAGAGACAACTTAGTCTTGTCTAAAGCAAAAAATCCAATAGGAAAGATGATGGTAGTTATTGCCAAGCGTCCAACTGTTGATAGTGAGATGCGTGGACAGTTTGACGATGTAATTGGAATTCAATTACTACGCAACCGCTTTGCTATGTTGGCTATGGAGGCTGCAGAAAAATCTGTTCAATCACCTATTGTATTACCAAGTGATGTTCAAGAACTTCAACTTGGTGGAGATGCTGTAATTAGAACAAACAATCCAGCAGGTGTACGTCGTGTAGAACTTACTTTACCACAAGGTGCATTCACTGAACAATCACTACTTAATCAAGAATTAAGAGTTGGTGCTAGATATCCAGAAAGCAGAACTGGTAACGTTAACGCTTCTGTTGTTACTGGTCAAGGAGTACAAGCCCTTATGGGTGCCTTTGATACCCAGGTCAAATCAGCCCAAGCAATATTTGCTGCAGCACTAAGAGATGTAATTGGAATTTGCTTTGAAGTAGATCAATCAGTATTTGACGAAATTAAAACAATTCGTGGCGTAGATGCTGGTTCCCCATATGCATTAGAGTATAAACCATCTAAAGACATTAAAGGCGATTACTCAGCCGATGTTCGTTATGGTATGCTTGCTGGTCTTAATCCAGCACAAGGACTTATATTTATGTTACAGGCTCTTGGAGGCAAGTTAATCTCCAAGGATATGGCGATGAGAGAGTTACCATTCAATGTTAATGTTACACAAGAGCAAGAGAAAATTGAAGTTGAAGATATGCGTAATGCTCTTGTTGCTTCACTTCAAGCATACACACAAGCCATACCACAAATGGCGGCTAATGGACAAGATCCAACTGACATTGTTGGAAAAATTGCTAGCGTTATTAAATCGCGACAAAAAGGACAAACAATTGAAGACGCAATAGAAGAGATCTTTGCGCCTAAACAACAAGTTCCTCCTGCTGGAGTAGCGCCTCAGGTTGAGCAACCGTCCCCTGCTCCCACGCCTCCAGTAGGAGGTCAATCTCCAATAGAAACACAACCACAACAAGTTCCAGATATACAAAGTTTATTATCTAGCCTAACATCTGCTGGTGGATCAAACGCAAGTGTAAGAACTATTCGACGCCGATAATTAAGTAGGGGACAATGACAACAATTATTGGAATAGAACATAAAGATCGCTGCTTTATAGTTGCTGATAGTCAAACAACTGATGCTGATGGTAGAATTTATACACATCCTGAAGTTAAAAAGATTTCAGATAGTGGTATGTTTTTAATTGCGGGATCTGGTGAAACATTACCCTGTGATATAGCACAACATATTTGGGAGCCACCAACTCCTACTAAGCAAGACCGAGAAGATTTATATCATTTTATGATTGTAAAGGCTATGCCATCTCTACGCAAGTGTATGACAGAGAATGGTTATAACTTTGATGAAGATACAAAAGAATCCCGCTTCCAGTTTATAATGGCTATAGGTGGGGAAATATTTGATGTTGACCAAGAGTTATCAATAAGTAAATCTGCAGATGGAGTATACGCTGCAGGATCTGGTGCAAATTATGCACTAGGTGCTTTATATGCTGGAGCAGATGCATTCGAGGCAATGGAAATTGCATCTAAACTTACAGCATTTACAGCAGGACCTTACATATCAAAAGAACAACCAAGAAAAATTAAGTAGGAGGAACAATGGCTGGAGTTAAAGGAAGAAGTGGTGGCGCTAATGGCGGACCACAATACAGCCCAACCAATGTTTCTGCAACTGGTGGTAATGGACAATCTGGAACACAAGCGGCAAAATATTATTCAGGTATGAGTTACGGACAAGGTAAGGCAACAATGCAACAACAACAATCTGCTCCTATGGCTGGAACTCCTACTGCGCCGTTAATGAATCCTATAGATTCATTTCCTCAAGCAACACCATTTTCTGAGCCATCAACAATGCCTACTACTCCAATTACTGATGGAGCGGCTATTGGTGCAGGTGCTGGTACGGAAGCACTATTGCTACCAAAAGAACAAGATAATGATGTTGAGAAACAAAGACTATTATCTTACTTACCAGCCTTAGAGGCAGCAGCACAAAGCCCAAATTCTTCACAAGCATTCCGTAATTATGTGAGAATTCTAAGGGCTAATCTTCTATGAGTGATAGAGAAGCCGCACAAAAAGCATATCAAGATATGCAGAAGTCGAAGAATCCTTCTGCCTTTGATACTATGGGTGCATTTAACAATTATTATGCTGGATGGAATGTTGACTCATCTAAATCTTTAGCGCTAGATATGGGAAGATATGTTCCTGCAACAAATAGAGCAGAGGCTACTGCCCAATTTAATCAATCTAAAACTCCAGTTGCAGATGATGGTAAAAGTTTCTGGCAAAGAGCATTTACTGGAATAGAAAAAGCCTATAACTTTACGACTCAAACAGTATCTTTTGGTTTAACATTGCCTGAAAAAAATAACCCTATGTGGAAAGATGAATTTTCACTAGATAAGGTTAAAGAAGCCTGGGATAAATCTAGAAATATATCTGCTGGTCGTTCTATTATGAGAACTACTGTAGGTAGACCCTTAGATGAACTAGAAGGAATCTTTAGTGGCATAGCAAAGACTGTAAGTTTTGGTAAACTATCTGGTGCTGATAAATTCTTACAAGACCACGTACTGTTTGCTGCAAACGACTTTGATATATTTAACAAACAAGAAGCCGAGAATGCTTTTCGTGAACAAAATGTTGGACGGTTCACCTCATTTGGTACAGATGTAGTATCTAGATTTGTTCTTGACCCTACCATTATTGGTGGTAAACTTGTTAAGGGATATAAGGCTTTAAACTATACTGTTAAAGGCGTTAAAGAGTTAAATGCTATTCTTGCTGGGGAAAAGGCTGGAGTAAGAGCCAATAAAGTAAAAGCAACCTTTAATGAGTTCATTCAAAAAACAGATGGTATGGATGCCATTGAATTATTTAGAGTTAAGGCTATTAGAGAATCTGCTAACCCTGCATCTTTTGCAGATATACTTGCAGATGCAAATAAAATTGAAGACATTGCACTTCGCCATACAGCCAAGGCAGATATAATTAAGATGGCAATGGGTGACGCTGATGCTGCGACTAGATTACTAGCAACTAACCGTAACCTTGCTGTAAAAATTGGTAACTTACAGGACGAAGTTACTGGTGCTAAGTATCTAGGTGCTGGATTAGACAAGGCAAGTGGACAACTTACATTTGATTTAGTTAATAAAGGAACTGATTTAGAAAAAGCCACAGAAAATATACTTTTATATGAAGATGAATTGGCTGAATTAACTCAGAAATTAAATGCCGAGGCTATCCTAGATCCTACAAGAATACCACAATTTGATAAAGTGTCTGGTATTCGCAATGCTATTTCAGGAAGTCAAAAGTTTATTGACCTTCGTGCAGGTGCTGCAGGTGCTCCAGTTCGTGTTCTAACTGGATTTTTCTATAAGCGCCCTAGAGGTTGGATTGATTTTACAGACAATCAATCAGTTCAGACTGTAGATAATCTACTAAGTCGTGTACGCGGTGTAGCCGATAAGCAAGAAAAGTCTTATTTAGTAGAAATTAACTCTTTAAAGAATAAACTTAACACACAAACTCTTGCGCCAACAGAAGTAAAATTGCTTAAGACTAAGATTAACGGTCTTGAAGATGACTTAAAGAAGGCTTCATTTACGATTGAACGTAAGAATGTTTTGTTTAATGAATATGCTGCTGCTACAAATGCTGCAGAACGTGCAAATGCTTTTCAGAAAATTGAACAAGAACTGTTTAATACAGTTTCTAAACAATTTGGATTTGATGAAAGCGATATTCGCCAGGCTTGGTCTTTATTTTCAGGTGGTCGTGCTAAGGCACACAACATTATTCGTGAAAGAGCATACACTGGCGCTACAAAAACTCTTCCAGATGGACGAGTTGTACCAGTAGGTTCTAAAGCAACACCTATTCTTGGATCAGAAGACTTAAAATATATTATTCCTCTGCCATTAAATGAAACTCAACTAGTAAAACAGTTGCCAGTTCTTGATATTGACACAATGTACAATGCTTTAACCCGCTTAACTAGAGCACGTCGCTCAGATGCTGCTGGCGTCTACTATAAAAGCAAGGCTGGAGCAACAGATCTTGTAGATGGTTTAGATTCATTAATTAAATTTGAGGTTCTTGCTCGCATTGGTTACCCTGTACGTAACGTATCAGAGGGAATTATGCGTATTCTTACTACAACTGGTCCTATGGCTATTGTTGCTGGTCTAAAAGAATCTAGTCGTAAATTAATTGCAAATAGATTCTCTGGTGCATCACTAGATGATATTTATCGCTGGTCTGATGATGTGAAACTACAAACATATCGTGATGAACTAGATGCTATGCGTGATATTGCCGATGATCCTGACTTAATTGCTTCTCAAATTAAAGAGATTGATGGTATGTTAGATGGAACCATCAAAGTACAGGACAAGTTTGGATTAGGTCTACGTGAAGTAGATGGCATAACATATGAAGATGCTTTAGGTGCAACACCTGAGCGTGCTGAATTTATTAAGAATAGATTTATTTCTGAATCTGCAAAGATTGTCGATGCTCATTTGTCAAGCAGTAGAAATAAATTAAACAATGTATTTGAAACTACTGGTGACTTTGTAGTTGTTAAAGGTGATGATCCCAACTGGGCTCAGGCTTATGAAAGAGTAGTAAATCGTCAAGTTCGTAACTCTAAGATTACGCAGATTCTTTTACAGAACAAACCAAGAGAACAAGTTATTGATGAGGCTGAATACTTCTTATTACAGACCAAAGAAGGCCGAGATATACTAAAGGTTCTTGGTATGGGTAGAGATGCTCGTTCAATTGTTGAGGCTAATATGGATAACATTGATGAGTTATTTCCAGCCTTTGCAACTGGATTAAAAGAAATTGCTAAGACTCGTAAGATTACATCAGATGATATTATAAAGGCATTCGGTACAGATACACTAAATTATCCAGCAGTCAATGCTGCTCAGGTTGGTGCTGCTAATGGATCTCATCCAGCCGTAAGAATGCTATCATCTATTAGAGATAAGTTTTATAAAAACTTTGGAGAAATTCCAGAATCTAGTCTTGTTCGTCACCCATTGTTTGTTGATTTATATCGCAAACGTATGGATTCAACAATTAGAAATGCTATTGATACCTACCCTGGCGATGCAATACCACCAGAATATATCCGTAAATTAGAATCTAATGCACGTCAATGGGCTAGAGCAGAACTGCGTCGCTCTCTTTATGATACATCTGAGCGAGTAGATGCTGCCTATACAATGCGTTATGCCTTTCCATTCTTTGGTGCATTTACGGATGTGGCTGAAAAGTGGAGTCGTATTGTAGTAAATGACCCATCAGTATTTGGTAAACTACAAACTGTGTATAATTCTCCAAACCGTGCAGGTATTACTGAAGAGCGTGATGGTAAGACATACATCAATGTTCCTGGTGAGTGGGTAAAACGTGGTTCATTTGGCTTAGTAGATAGACCAATAGCCATACCTAAAACAAGTCTTGACCTTTTATTCCAAGGTAACTCTTGGTGGAATCCAGGCGCTGGATGGTTCGTTCAAATTGGTGCATCTCAACTAATTAATTTTATACCCGATTTAGAGCGTAATAAGTTGCTTAAGACTATATTACCTTATGGTCCAACTGGTACAAGTCCAGCAGAGTTTACTAAAGATTTACTTATTCAAAACCAAGCATTGCGTAAAGCGTGGGCTAGATTTGATGAGAATGATCCTACTCGTCGCAACCTTACAGTTCTTATTGCAATGGAAGAAAACCAAAAGTATGATAATGGTTTACGTTCATCTCCTCCAACAGCAAAAGAAATTGATAATAAGGCTAAGAATATTCTTGCATTAGAGATAGCAGCAAGAGCAGTTCTTCCATTTGCTACAAACTTACGCTCTCCTTATCAATTCTATATTGATGAATGGCAGAGAATGCGAGAAGAGAATCCACAAAATGCATCAGAAAAATTCTATGATACATATGGAGAAGATTACTTCTTGTTTACCACTAGTTTATCAAAGAATAATACTGGTATTGCAGCAACTGTAGATGCAGAGAAACGCTCTAGAGAATTATCTGATATAATTGCAAAGAGTCCAGAGTATGGATGGTTTGTAGTAGGAGATGTCAATGCTGGTGAGTTCTCACCTAGTGTATATCAGAGCCAAAGAAATACTCCAGTTGCCCCTGGTAGCACAAAGAAGTTTCGAGAGTCTCAAGATCCTTATGATGCAGTAGCCGCTACCCAAGCAGAAAAAGGCTGGATTGTTTACAATAGAGGCATTGACATTATAGAGTCAGAACGTATTGCAAGGGGCTTAACTAGTCTAAATAGTTCCAATGCTCAAGACTTAAAAGAACGTAAGCAACAATTTATTGCTGATCTTGAGGCAGAAAATCCTGAATGGGCTAAGGTTCGTGGAAAAATTGACACTAATAAAATTGTTAATTTTCTAAGATTTTCTCAAGAACTAACATTAGATCCTAGAACTAAAGATAGATCTGATATCAAAGCAGTTGCTGACTATATTGATGGAAGAGAATATCTTCGTCAAATTCTTGCTACTAGAAGCAGTAAGTCAATTGATGCTAAAGATAATATGGATTTAAAAGAAATGTGGGATACATTTACTAGTTCATTGTTAGATGAATACATTTCTTTCAGTAGAGTATATACAAGAATTCTTGAAAAAGACGATCTTACGAAGGGCTTATAATGAGTAGTGCTTTAGATAAACTAAAATCTGGAAGTTTAAGTGGCGGTACTAGCACTGCTGGAAAAGTATATGTGGGTCCTGGTGCCAAAAAAACTATCAAGATGAAAAAGACTGGCGTAGAACTTGAAGTAGAATCTGACAATTTGACTATTTATGAGGCAAAGAAAAGATATCTTGATGATCCTAGTATTGAAACAGGATGGCTGAATACTCTTAAGAAAAATGGATATGGTGATGTAAGTCCAGCAAAGGGAAAAGCCTTATATGATTTTTCTGTTGATGAGGCTGCTAAATGGTACCAACAATCTGGCGGTAGCAAGAAGATAACACCTGAACAATACTTACAATGGTATGCTAAAGATGAAGGCGTTTCTGGTTCTGGACAACCTACAGTAAGCGTTCAAAAGTACCTATTTCAACCTGAAGAAATTCAATCATTAATAGATGACACTTTAAAAACATCACTTAATCGTAAGGCTACCGATAGCGAAACAAAAGAATTTTATACTGCTATTCAAAAGATGATTGATGAGGGTACTGTTACCACTACTAAAAAAGTGGGTGGAAAAACTATATCTGAAACAAAGCCTGGATATTCTAAAGAAAAAGCACAGGCACTTATTACAGAAAAACTTAAGACAGATTCACCTCAAGACTTTCAAGAAAAACAAAGTTTAGATTTTGGTGACTTCCTTGCAAAGTTGAAGGGCTAATATGGCAGACTCAGCAACAACAGCATATGGTATTACTTCTGATCTAATCAAAGCATTCCCTGAACTGCAAAGAATCTATGATTTATATGTAGCAGGAGATCTGACACAGGCTGAACTAGAGTACTATAATACTGGATACTACAAAGGTCTTACCGTTACATCTAAAAATAGGGCTGCTCAAAAGGCATCTCAACCTGGTGTATATACCCAGGGATTAGAGGTATATAAGGTAGAACAACGTAGACGCCTTATTGCTAAAGGTATTAATCTAGATGAAACAACATTTAATTCAGTAATTCAGGACGCATATGATAAAGGTCTTGATGATGCTCAGATAGATTTACAAGCATTAAGTAAGTTTAAAGGAACTTTAGGCGGAGATACCTTAAGTAAGGTACAATCACTTGAAGAATACGCTGATACTTTCGGTATGAGTTATACTAAAACTACTCTAGATTCCTGGTCACAGGGTATATTTTCAGGAACCAATACCTTAGCAGATATTCAAGAAAAGATTCGCAGAGATTCGGCTAGTGCATATCCTGTATTTGCAGATGATATTAATAAAGGAACTAGTGTTGATGCACTTGCATCTGCCTATAAGTCTTCTATGGCAAACATATTAGAGATTGATGCAGACACTATATCTTATACTGACCCTACATTCCGTAAGGCATTACAATATATAGGAGCAGATGGTAAGCCAGCAATTAAACCTATCTGGCAATTTGAAGCAGAATTACGTCAAGATCCTCGTTGGGATTTAACGGATAATGCTAGGGCTACTGCTGATTCATTATCACTTAAAGTCCTTAAAGATTTGGGAGTAGCATAATGGCTAGACCAGTAGATCCAGAAACGGCTAGACAAGACGCTATAGACTTAGCAGCAGCACAAGCAATTACTGCTCCTAAACCATATGACCCAACAGCATTATTATCTGCTGGAAGTGGCGCAGCCGCTGCAGAAGCAGCAAGACAAAGCGTACTTGCACAAGGTGGAAGTGCTGCTGGAGCAGCGTCATCAGCACGATATACTGGACAAGCATTTGATTATTTTAAAGCGCAAGCAGATGCAGCAGCAGCGGCAGAAGCCGCAGCGGCAGCAGCAAAAGCAAAGGCTGCACAAGATGCCCTTGCAAAAGCACAAGCAGATGCATTAGCGGCAGCAAATGCCAATAATGCAAGAGCATTGGCGGGAGCACAAGCAGCACTAGCAGCAGCACAAGCAGCAGCAAATGCAGCGGTAAGTGCAGCAACTGTAGCAGCAACAACTGCAGCACAAAATACTGCAGCGGAAAAAGCAGCCGCCGCCGCAGCAGAAGCAGAGAAAGTTGCAGCACAACGCGAGTCTATTGGTAAGATTGTATCAGACAGATTTGCTCAATATGGATTAGAATCACTTGGAGTTAAGGTCTTAGAACTTGCTCGCAAAGGTTATACTGAATCTACAATTACTTTAGAATTACAAAATACAGATGAATATAAAACTAGATTTGCGGCTAATGCCGAAAGAGTTAAGAAGGGCTTAACAGTCCTCAGTCCAGCAGAATATTTGAGTGTAGAAGATGCTTATCGTCAAACATTACGTGCATATGGTTTAACTCAATTTGATAACGATGCATATGTTCGTCAGTTTATATCTAATGATATATCACCATCTGAGTTATCTACTCGTGTAGTTACAGCAGTTCAGAGAGTTCAGAATGCTGATCCAATTATTGCTAGAACATTACGCGATTACTATGGAATTGGTGATGTTGATATGGTTGCTTATGTTCTTGATCCTAATCAGAAACTGCCTCAAATTCAACGTCAAGTTGCGGCAGCAGAAATTGGTGCAGCAGCAAGAGTTCAAGGACTTGAGGCTGGTGTATCTGTATCAGAACAACTTGCATCACAAGGTATTACTCAGGCAGAAGCACAAAAAGGATATGCAACTATTGCAGATATTCTACCTACCTCAGAAAAATTAAGTTCTATTTATGGAACTCAACTTCCTGGATATGGACAAGCAGAAGCAGAGCAAGAAGTATTTAATACTTTAGCGTCTGCACAACGTAAACGTAAAGCACTTTCTGAAAGAGAAATAGGAGCGTTCTCTGGTAAATCAGGAACATCTAGAGCATCTCTTTCATCTAAACCTAGCGGACAAATATAGAATCCTGACGCGGATCCATCGGCCCTCGCGCAGTGTATAAGACCGATAGCAAGATCCAGCCTAGTTCCCCGACTAGAATCTGAGGCTTGCGACTACAACGAATAGAAGGGTGGGTTGCTATGAGCAACAACTACTGGGATGAAGACGAAGACGACCTGGATACCGACAACGGTGTGCAATTAGAAGGAAGCGATTTACTTAAAAAATTGCGGAAGGCTAAGCGCAACGATGAGAAACGTATTAAGGAACTCACTGAGCAACTTGAGGGATTATCCAAGGTGCAGCGTGAGCGTACAGTTAAAGAAGTCCTAGAAAAGAAGGGCG